GACCAATCTGTGACAGTTGCATCAGGGCCTGTGATTGCATTTCATCATTGTAGGTGTAGCCTCTCCAGTTGCTTCGTGTGCCATATCTCTCACACAGTTTCATGTACATCAGGGCGAGCTTGTCTGTCATTTTACCGTGATCCACAGAGAAATGACCGTTCCCCATGCCACCAATCCAGTGACTTTTACCCACACACACAGTCTCACCTTTGTTGTCTATCCTGTAATGTTGGAAAGGAGGAAAGTTCACTTTGGAATGATGATCTGCTCGAGTTTTAGGATTCTTTTTTCTGTCCCCGTCTGTGGGTATATGATCAAACGTCATAACTCGAAACACTAGATTGGTCTTGTCAATCTTGCGAGCACTCACAGTAAAGTCACTCATTTTTACTCTTTTGTCGCCTGTGGCTTTGGCCGCTTCCCATGCTTCTTGGGATAATCGTTTAGCCCTTACTTTTCTTGCGTTGGCAATGTTGGTGCTATTAATCTTTTTAACGTCATACACAATTAGATCATAGTTACTGTCTTCAGGAGACACATATGAACAATACCTGTTCTTGCTCTTGTGGATCTCTGCTAATAGATCTTTGTTGTTCAAATAATTTACTCGTTTCATAACTGCTTAATCCTTTAATATTTAAATCTGTTTGCTTGTTTTTGAGCTTAAAATGTGCCTACTTTTTTGCCTATAAATACAATGTGATAACATTAGCAATATTAGTGTACTTTGTACAACAAAGCAACCTAATATTTGTAAATGAATTATAATAAGAGGGTTTATTGATGGCGAATATCTTAGGTAACATTGCAGGTGGATTTATAAACAAAACACTCGGTAAGACCGTAGGTGGTCAAACAGTAGCACGATTGCTTGGAGCAAACTTGCCAGCTGGCGGAGAGGTAGGGGAAGTACTTAGAGGCTCTGCTCGCTGGATCCGAACCGAAGCCGCCGATTATAGAGTCAAAGTAGTATTCCCACCAGGCAGTGCGGCAGGAGACGCTTTCTTTGGACCGTCAGGGGTAGATACAGAAGACCGACATATTTCCGGCACTACCAATCAAATATTAGCACCACTGGGCGCCGATAGGGGAGTGGTGTATCCATTGTCTCCTGGAATAATCATTAATAATATAGCATCATATTCTCCATTGTCTATGCCACACAGTAACTATCCTCACCATGCATACAATCATAGTGAAATTCCGAGCTTTACAGTTACAGCAGACTTCCCAGTACAAAACTCTGAAGATGCAAAATATTGGATAGCCATGTTGCATTTCTTTAGATCAGCAACCAAAATGTTTTTTGGTGGAGAAGGAACTGCTAACCCATTAAGAGGAAACCCACCTCCTATTTTACGATTTTCTGGATATGGAGATCACGTTTTTAAAAATGTACCAGTTGTTGTTGCTAGTTTCAGTGTGGATATGAGGAATGACGTAGATTATATAGGTACCGAGCAAAATTTTTCTAAAGGCCAAATGACTTCTCAACTAGTAGTTGATGCAGGGGTTAATAAATCCTGGGCGCCAACCATGAGCACAACCACAACACAATTACAACCAATATACTCAAGAGACAGTGTTAAAAAATTCAATATGAAGGAGTTTGTTAACGGTGAGTTGACAGATAAAAACGGAGTAGGATTTATTTAATGGCCACATACAGTAATACCAGTCCATATTTTAGTACACCTCAAAACAACATGAGTCTTGATCTATTTGTGCCAAGAGTAATCACTGTCGAACAAGACGACATATCCTATACAATAGATAAAATTTACGCATACCGACCAGACCTTCTCGCATATGATCTGTATGGCACACCAAGACTGTGGTGGGTGTTTGCTCAAAGAAATCCAGATGTTATAGAAGATCCTATCTACGACTTTTCTCCTGATAAAATTATTAGAATACCTAAGATGAGCAATTTAAAAAATGATTTAGGATTATAAACATGGAACAAGAAGATTAAAAATGCCGACCACTAAAAAAAAAGTTGATCAAGCAATCCTTGATAAAAATCTATTACATCAATATGCCAGTTACAATTACTTGTTCACACTAAGTGGACTAACTGAGGATCAATTAAAGAAACCATCTGATATTATAGGTCCTAAGCCTCATGATATTATTGCTCGTTCTGCAGGCATAGGTGATCCGTCGACTACTGTTAATAACACATCTAAAGTTGATAATAAGACATTAAACGAGAACGAACAATCAGGTTTAGCTAAAGCACAATCAGTATTAAATCAAGGTCGAGATATTTATTTTGAATCAGTGGACATACAATCAGTACACTCATTTAATCCAAGTCGACGATCCTCTTCTATTGGAAAAATTCGAATGATATTAAATGAACCAACTGGAGTAACTATACTAGAGAAACTAAAAGCGACAGCATACAACTGTGGCTACAAAGATCACGTGGAAGCACCGTACCTATTATCATTGGAATTTAGAGGATTTAATGAACACGGCAACAGTGAACAGCTAGATCCTAACAAAGGTAGAAAATGGATCCCAATAAAAATTATAAACATACAGATCAAAGTTAATACTAGCGGAGCCAGATATGAAGTTGAGGCAATACCCTACAATGAATCAGGATTTTTAAACAAATACAATTATACTAGAACCAGCATAAGTCTAGATAAGGCTACAGATATAGGTGCATTTTTAAACCATATTACAACCCAACTAAACAAACAAAACCAAGACGAAGCAGAAAAAGAACAGATGTTTACTCCTAGTATGCAAGACACTTATGTGATTAAAATTGATGATACATTTAGTAGCCTCCCTCTACAGGTCAACACCCGAAACAATCAGATTGCTACAGTGCCAACTGATGATTATGCTAAGATTGATATAACGGATCCTGATACTTCTTTCAATAAGTATAGCACCCCACCACAAACATATAAATTTGGTGCTACGGCAGGCGCGGCCCCTGCAGGGACTGCTATTATAAAAATATTAGAAGAGGCAATGTTAAGTTTACAACCAATTCAAACAGTAGTTGACAACTGGATCACAAAAATAATTGCTAAACTTGCTAATGACCATAATGAAAAACCTTTGACCAATTTACATTTTGAAAACCTAGATGACAAAGACTATTATGTTAATTGGTTTATGATTAAATCTAAAATAGACACTAAGACAGGTGCTCTTGATAGAAGGACCATGCAACACCCAAAGACAATAACGTACTACATCGAACCTTATCGAATTCATGTCTACAGATTGGTTAAGCCAGGCATAACATTCGGATCTGCCGCCTCAATTCGAGTCAAAAAGAAATATGAGTACATCTTTACAGGACAGAATACAGATATATTGGATCTAGATATTAATTACAAAGTTGCTTATTATCAAACAAAATTAAAACTAGAGGCACCTAGTGATGGAAATATTGGAATAAAACCCGTAGAGTTTTTATTAACTAGTGGACCAGATACAGATTTAGATAACGGATTAGGTATTAGATCATATGCCGGAGGTGTTAGAACTTCCAGCATAATCCGAGGTACAGAAAGTAAATCACAAGCAGATTTGTTTATGGATGCTCTAGCAAACCCACAAGCTGATATGGTCAAAGTGGATTTAAAAATACTAGGAGATCCTGCTTGGATAGGTATGAGTCAATTTTTTGACATCAACCTAAAAGACAAAGCACCCGGAACAGGCACAACCACAGATGAAAAGAGAAAAGAGTTGGGAGCAGACACAGCATGGAATACTATATATGGTTGTTTTAATGTAGAAACGCACGATCCTATTGTTAGATTAAATTTTATAATGCCTGGTGATCTAAATGAGATCAAAGGACGGTATGAGATTGGAGGAACGAATAGTTCGGCGTTCTCAGGATTGTATCAAGTATATAAAGTAACTAGTAATTTTAATAATGGTGCATTTACTCAAACGCTACATATGACTCGATTTCACAATCAATCAGACCGCGGTGCTTCCACTCCCAGCAAACTACGCTATGTTATAAATCCAGCAGACGGTAAAGTTGTTTCTCTATCTGAAGAAATTAAAGATCAAAAAATAAGAGATTGGCTGATAGACCCAAAGACTGGAATATTCCACGATAATGTTAACAGTATCTACGAAGGGCCAACATAATGTCATTAACACCATTTATAAGTGGAGATACAGCCACTCCCTATCTACCAAAAAAAGACATTACAGGGAGTAGATTAGATCCTGGTCCATATATTGGTATAGTTAGATCCAATATTGACCCAGTTCGGATGGGACGAGTATCTGTGTTGATACCTTCTGTAGCTGGAACAAATGACCCACACACTGGACAATTGATCACTTGCAATTATTTGGCACCATTTTATGGATCAAAATCTATAAAATTTATAGAAGAAAACAATCCGTATGATTATAAAAGTTCAACACATTCATATGGAATGTGGATGGTTCCACCAGACATAGACACAAAAGTCTTGGTTATATTTGTAGAAGGCAGAGCAGATCAAGCATATTGGATTGGATGCATACCAGAACCATTAATGAATCACATGGTACCTGGTATAGCATCGTCTACTAGTACAGGATTGAGCAGTGATGCTGGAGATTATGATACCAAACAATCCATATATGGAACAGATGATCTACCAGCTGGAGAGCTTAACAGAGCAACATTAAACAGTTTAGGAGATAAGTCGGTTGATCCGAAAATAAAAAGACCAATACATCCTCAAGCAGAAATTTTAAGAGCTCAAGGATTAGTGCAAGATAATGTGAGAGGAACAACAACCTCTTCTGCTCGTAGAGAATCACCAAGTCAAGTGTTTGGAATCAGTACCCCGGGAAGAAGAGATCCTAGTGTTAGTGTTAAAGAAAAATTTGTAGGAGTATCAGGGTCCAAGCATAAAGAACGAGTAGAAAGATTAACAGGCCACTCGTTTGTTATGGATGATGGTGACGCATTGGGTAAAAATCAACTGATTAGGTTTCGATCTGCAACTGGACATCAAATATTATTAAATGATACAGCAGGTGTTGTTTATATAGCAAATGGTTCGGGCAATGCTTGGATGCAATTCTCAGCTGACGGATCTATAGATATCTATTCAGAGCAGTCAGTAGCAGTTCGTTCGAAAGGCAATATGGATTTTCACAGTGACGCTAATATTAATATGTATGCTAAAGAGCAGATTAAATTAGCCGCTGGACAAAAAATAGTGATCGATGGTGGACAACAAATTATGACCTATGCTGATTATGATATTAACACTCAATCTTTAAAAGGTAGTATCACAAGCAAAGCACCAGATGGGGCAATAATTTCTTATGCTGAAAAAAGCCAATTACATATGTCCGGAGGTAAACATGATTTAACAGGAACCGAAATACACTTTAATAGCAGACCAACATCAGCTGATTTGCTTGCAACCTATCAGAGAACTAAATTTTATGATCTATCGGGCACAGGAACATTAATTGTTCCCATTCCGGATGTCGATACTAAAAACAAATATAATAGTTCACCACTCAAAGTGAATAGTGCCGGTAATCTCTCAATGGATGGTATGCGTGTACCCACACATGAACCTTTCAAACTCCATAGAGATAAAATTGTATCTTTTGCTGGTGGCAAACCTAGTGCATTGAGCACTGTGCCAGGCACAGCAGAATTTGTGGCCCAATCAAATCGGATCAGTGACAATCTATTTGTACAAGCCGCTCAGTTACAAGCAGATTTAGGAGTACATCTAAAGGAATTAGGGTATGGCTCCGGAACAAGTGATATTATCAAATTGCAATCAATCTCTAAAAAGTTTACAGAAAGTTATAATAAAGATTTTAATATTCCCAATATTGGCAATCCTACTATTGGTACCGATGCAATTAGTTCTGTAGTAAATCAAACCATAGGATCAATAATAGGTGATGTAAAGAATCTACTGCAAAATCAAATATTTGTAAATCAAGGAGGAACACTATTCACAGCTGGCAATTTAAATCAAACAATTTCAGGCACAGTGACCGGAGCAATCAATGATCTAACGTCGGTTGATAATTTTGTTGCTTCAGCAGGCAACATACTCAACGCAAATCTTCCTAACACTGTAACAGGTATCACAGGCAACATAAACATTGGTAGGTTAACAGGCAACTTAACAGATGGAATCACTAACATTACAGGTATCACAGGTAACATTGATTTAGGGAATATTACAGGTGGTCTAGGCAACTTAACAAATTTAAGCAGTTTAACTAAAGGAATAAACGTGGGCAATATCACCAACATTCCTGGGGCAGGAAATATTGTAAATAGTGTTACTGACACTTATAAAAATGTTGTAGGAAGTCAGATAACGTCAATAACTCAAGTTACTAGTTTGGTCAGTAATATTGGATCAACCATTGCTAGTGTGGGTAGAAGCATAGGAAAGATGTTCGGATTTTAAAATATGGCAACAGATAAAGTTTCATTTACACAATCACAGGTTTTTAAAGGATTCAGTTCTAGAGCTACCAATTCCAACTACAAACTTTATGACTTTGAATTGATCAAACAAGATTTGATGAATAGATTCAGTATACGAAAAGGTGAGAGAGTGGAAAATCCAGAGTTTGGTACCATTATATACGATGCATTATTTGAACCATTAACTGATGCTCTTAAAGAACTGATAGCGGCAGATGTTGCAAACAACCTTAATGCAGATCCTCGTGTCAGCACTCAAGAGATTTTAGTCTCTGAATCAGAGCAAGGCATATCTGTACAGGCCACAATTACCTATGTTCCGTACAATATCACTGAAAAACTGCTTTTAAGTTTTGATGAGAACTCTGCCAAACGTTTGTATTAAACTGCGTATATAATAATGCCAATAAATACCCTTACACAACGAGTATTAACAAACGATGGCCACTACAGATAGACAAAACCGATTATTAGTCGCCGAAGATTGGCGTAAAATCTACACTGCTTTTCAGCAGGCGGATTTCAAATCCTACGATTTTGAAACACTTAGAAGAACCATGGTAGGATATCTTCGCGAGAACTATCCAGATGATTTCAATGATTTTGTAGAATCTTCAGAATATGTGGCGCTGATTGATCTTATTGCCTATGTGGCACAATCACTCTCTTTTAGAGTGGATTTAAATGCTCGAGAAAATTTCTTAGAAACTGCTGAGAGAAGAGATTCAATTTTAAGATTGGCAAGGCTGATTAACTATAATGTCAAAAGAAATAAACCTGCTACAGGATTATTAAAATTTTCTTCGGTATCCACTACACAAACAGTTTTAGATAGTACTGGAACAAACCTAGCAAACACCACTGTTATTTGGAATGATGGAACCAACAGTAACTACAGAGAACAATTCATTAACATATTAAATGCGGCCAACGTTGAAGGACAGAAGTTTAGCAGACCATTAACATCGGACTCAATAGGAGGCATAAACACATCGGTCTATACAATTAATACAGCCAACATCGGTGTGCCAGTTTATCAATATTCAAAAACAGTTAGCGGTATATCCAGAGAATTTGAAATTGTGCCAGCATCGATATCAAACTCAGAATCAATCTACGAAGTTTCTCCTGTTCCGGGCGGAGCAATGTCTTACCTTTATCGAAACGATAACTCAGGAGATACTAGTCCCAACACCGGCTTTTTCTTATTGTTCAAACAAGGTAATATAGGCAATTACGATTTTGACATAACTCAACCTACCACAAACCTTTCTAAAAATATCAATATTGCTAACATTAACAATGATGATATTTGGTTATACAAATTAGATGATTTTGGACAATTAGAAAAACTATGGAGCAAAGTACCGTCTCTTGCAGGCAACAATACGATTTATAATTCTCTATCTGCAGATGTTAGAGACATCTATAATGTAATCACAAGAAACGGTGATGCTGTGGATCTTGTGTTTGGAGATGGCAACTTTGCAAACATTCCTTCAGGGTCATTCAGAGTATATTACAGAACTAGTGATAATGCAAAATTCTCTATCCAGCCGGCTGATATGCAAAGTGTACAATTCTCTATGACATATATTGATGCCAACAACGCTCGACAGATATTAACAATTAATGCTTCATTACAACAATCAGTTTATAACTCAACAGAAACTGAATCTAATAACAGTATTAAAACTAAAGCACCTCAGGTATATTATTCACAAAACAGAATGATTACAGCAGAAGATTACAATGTGATGCCGTTATCTGTTTCTCAGGAAATTATAAAAGTTAGAGCAGTAAACAGATCAGCTAGTGGAATATCTAGAGCAAAGGAAATCATTGATCCAACTGGTGCATACAGTAATGTATCAGTATTTGCAGATGATGGGATTTTATACAGGGAAGAAACTATACCTCAATTTACTTTTACATTTGCAAATAGAAATCAAATAACAGATACAATTAATACTATGGTAGAAAAGAAACTGATAGAAGCATATTCAAGACAGTTCTTCTACCTAAAATACGGAACCAAAAATCTAGAACCATTGAATGCATCTTGGGTTAGTACCACAACTGGAACAAACACTAATACAGGATATGTTAATAGCTTGGGACCATTAACACTAGGAGACTATGCGGTTAATAATTTAAAATATGCTAAGGTAGGATCTCTTGTTAAATTCACATCACCTGACTCGAGACAGTTCTTAAATGGCAAATTAGTCACAGCAGGAACCACAGGAGCACAAGATCGAATCTGGTCAAAAATTAGTGCAGTAGTATTAGATGGAGCAAACCAAGGTTTAGGTAATCTCGAAAACGGATTAGGACCAGTGACATTAAATGATATAATTCCAAATGATGCTGTATTAACTGCCGTGTTCCCCCCACTCAAAACAATGTTTAGTACAACACTAAAAACAGATATCGTTAGCAGAATTGAAGCATATGAAGAATTTGCTCTAAGATATGATGAAGAGAATTCGATATGGACAGTAATTACTGCCGCAGATTTAAATGATACATCTGTATTTTCTCTAGCAAATACAGGAGATACTACACAGGCTAATCTAGACGCCGGCTGGTGGTTTAAATTCACTAGTGATGGTAGTGTGTACACAGTGACATACAGAGCATTGGATTATATTTTTGAAAGTGCAGGAGATAACAAATTCTATTTCAATAAAGCGGACAGAACTTATGACTATATTTCAGGCACAGTGGTTAAAGACACTGTGCGATTATTAAAAAGCAACACTGTGCCTAGTACAGGATTAGGTCTAGCATATCCTATTGATTGGCAGATTGTGGATACTGTGCAAGAGATTGACGGATATCAAGACAATAGAAAAGTTAAAGTAGGATTCTTTGACAAGGATGATGACGGTGTGGTAGACAATCCTGAAATTTTTGATATTTTTGTCGAGCCCGATTCTAACGTTGCTACTAAATCTGTATTCTTTGAAAAATACATCGGATACAACAGCATTGAGAGATACAGACCCTATGCGGCCAGCAACTTTATTGTGACGCAGAACGAAATAGATATAACATTACCTAGTGACTATCTTACCGGTCAATTATTTTACTTCTATGATAACAATGAAAATGTTATTAAAAAATATAATGCATCCACAATCACATTAATAACAACTACAGATTATACTGCTAGTCGGGGTAGAAGTGCTATTGAGTTTTTATATAAACATACTGCAACAGAAAGTACAAGAATCGATCCTGCCCAAACCAATATAATGGACATCTATCTTTTAGAAAGATCATATGATCAGCGATTTAGAATTTGGTTAAGTGACAGATCAATAGAAGCCAAACCACTGCCTTCGACATCGGATCAAATGCGTATCAGTTATGCCAGTTCATTAATGTCTATCAAAGCAGTATCGGATCAAATAATATTCCATCCGGTAAAATATAAAATTTTATTTGGAAATCAAGCAGATGAACAATTCCAAGCAACATTTAAAGTTGTAAAAAATAGCTCAACTAATGCAACAGATTCAATAATTAAAACTAGAACGATTCGAGCAATTAACGAATTCTTTGCTCTAAATAATTTTGACTTTGGCGATACTTTTTACTTTACGGAATTAGCCACTTACATACACAACCAATTAGCACCAAACCTACTCACAGTAGTGATAGTGCCTAATCAATCTGGACAGGTGTTTGGGTCTCTATTTCAAATCAGCAGTGCTCCTGATGAAATATTTGTTAGTGGTGCAACGGTAGACGATGTGGCTATTATTGACGCACTCGGGGCAAATCAATTGTTAGCCAGCGGTATAGTAATATCTAATACTACCGGAGTAACAACTAACATTAGATCAACATCCGCTGTGTCGTCTGTTACTGCTTCTAACTCTGGTTCTAGAGCCAGCACGGGTAGTAGTGGAACAGGATACTAATCATGTCAGATATACCTATAGACAGTCAAAACAACGAAGTAGTTGTAGTACAAAATGGAATAACTTATAAAAGATCCATTGCTCATCTACCGGCATTCTATAGAACAGATACTAATGAACGATTTCTAAGTAGCACACTGGATCAATTAATCCAGCCAGGTAAACTGGAACGATTAGATGGGTACGTGGGGAGAAAAGATGCCCACTCCGCTGTATCAACAGATTATTATCTTACGTCCAATTCAAAAAACAGAAACGATTATCAGTTAGAGCCCACAGTAACCTATACAAAAAAAGATACATCTTCGATAAATCCAGAAGACCAAATACAATTTACTGCAACGTACGATGATTACATCAATCAGATTAAATTCCTTGGAGGAAATGTTGACAATCACGATAGACTTAACAAAGAGAAAGTTTACGCTTGGACTCCTGGAATTGATTTTGACAAATTAGTTAACTATCGAGAGTATTATTGGATATCAGAAGGATTAAACCCTATTCTAATTACTAACAGTGGACCAAATGTGGTTTCTGAAATTGCTGTTTCTCATTCTGCTCAACGTGCTTATAATTTTAGCACATATCCTAGTATTGACAATCCAAAAATAACTTTATACAGGGGCAACACATATAAATTTATTATTGATACACTAGGTCATCCTTTTACAATAATGACAGAACCATTTACAACTGGAATAGCCTCAGACGACAGTACTTCAATTTTATATTCCACAGGTGTATCGGGCAATGGTGTTGAACAAGATGTACTAACATTCACAGTACCTACAAATGCACCACATGTACTGTATTATCAGTGTAGTTCACACGCCGCGATGCAAGGTACATTTACTATTAGAACAATTACTGACACAAACAATATCAACACTGTAAACGAAATAGTAGGAACTAACAATTATACACTGTCATCAGGTACAAAATTATCAAATGGAATGAAAGTACGATTTGATAGCAATGTTGTCAATACACAGTACGCTAATAAAGAATTTTATGTAGAAGGGGTAGGTACTAGTATCACACTAACAGACACGGCTAATTTAGTTGTATCTGGATCATATGCTGAACAGGTTACAGAACCCTATGATGCTGTACCATATGCAGACAGACCATATTCAGTTAGTTTCTATAGACCAGTTGAAAAAGATTATATCACAATCAAAAGGGATAGTATCGATGGAAATGCTTGGAGTGCTTACAACAGATGGGTCCACAGAGCAACTATAGAAACCACAGCGGAAGAACTTGGATATACTCCTAACCTATTAGAAACAGATAGAGCCAAAAGACCAATTATAGAATTTGATGCTGGATTGAGTTTATACAATCATGGTATTACGGCCAAAAAACCTGTTACACTAGTAGATACTGTTACCACAGATGTTTTTTCGAGAATAGTCAATCAAACTGGATACATTGTGGATGGTGTGCCATTGAAAGATGGTATGAGGCTATTAATAATATCCGACACAGACCCGCTGATCAATAACAAGGTGTATCTTGTAAATTTTGTTAATGTGGCTGGCGCAGAAGTTACCTCATTAAAGTTAACTCAAGACTTCGATGGCACACCCGCAGAGGGTGACTCTGTTTCTGTAGAAATGGGTGCTACATATCAAGGTAAAACTTGGTACTACAAACAATCTCAAAACAGTTGGGTATTAGGACAGAGTAAAACAGCAGTGAACCAATCACCTTTGTTTAGACTGTTCGATTCAAATCACACAGCATTTGATGATACATCGGTTTATACAAATTCTACATTCGGAGGAGCTAACCTATTTAAATATAAAACTAGTGATTTAGCACCGATTGATCCTGTGTTAGGTTTACAAATTAAATATAACACTATTAAAAATATAGGAGATATTGTTTTTACATCTGACTATGCTACTGATTATTTCGAATATCAAAAAAATGGACAAATAACAAAAAAGAATTTTAACACCGGGCACTATCATCAAGTTTTACAAAGAGATAGGCATACTAGTAAATTTGCCTGGACTGAACGTACTGAAGAAAGTCAACAACGGTCGATAAAAACGTTCACGGTAACGGATAAAGAGACAAGATTATTTCCTATCGATGTGTTTAAGGACAGTAAGTCATTAACTGATTTGTCTGTTGTGCTAGAAGTTAATAATAAAGTCCAAAACTTGGTCGAAGATTACACACTAGTAGACGGTATTGCACACAAATATGTTCGATTTAATAGTGATTTAACAGTTGGAGATATACTCAAAATAACTGCTTACAGTTCTGCAATCAAAGTAGCAGATATAGGATGGTATGAAGTACCCGAAAATTTAGAAGTTAATCCTTTTAATAGTCAATTGGGCGATTTTACATATGGACAAATTTTAAATCATATAGTTAATATTAATGAGAAGAACAACAAAATATTAGGAAAAACCCCAGGTAGTAGTAATCTACGAGATTTAGGAGATATAAAAACTAAAGGTGGAACAATAATTCAACACGGATCGACATTGCCTCAAGCTATGTTCTTGTTGATAGACACTAATGCTAATGCAATTAAAGCTCTAGAACATTCTTCAAACGAATATCAAAGATTTAAAGAAACATTTTTACTTCAATCTGGAGGGACAACACAAGAAGGCACTGTTCCAAACAGAGTGGACGAAATTCTTAAATTAATGAATATTAATAAAGATAAGAGTTTTCCTTTCTATTATGACGACATGGTTGGATTTGGAGAAACAGTTCGAACAAGAACGTACACAGTGCAGGCAGAAGAAGAAGTAGAATATGCGATCGAATCAAACTTCAGCGTAACAGAATTGAGTAATAGAGCAGTCTACGTTTATCTTAATGGTGTTCAGTTAACATTGGGGTATGATTATACGTTCAGCATAACATTTGACGGAGTTACTATTATTGCTCTACTTGTTGAAGGAGACATTATTACAATTAAAGATTATGCCGAAACCGAAGGTAGTTTTGTTCCACAAACTCCTACAAAATTAGGATTGTATCCAAAGTTTAAACCAGAAATAATAATCGACAACACATATAGAATTACTACTAATGTTATTGTGGGACACGACGGCAGTCAAACTATTGCATTTGGAGATTATAGAGATGACTTATTATTAGAATTAGAAAAACGAATTTACAACAACTGTAAAACACAATATGATCCTACATTATTATCTATTGATGATGTAATGCCAGGAGCATTTAGAAAGACAGAATATACAAGAAAAGAAATTAATGATATATTAAGTTTGGATTTTTATAGTTGGGCAGGAGCTAATGGTGTAAACTATCAAGAAAATTTTGACTATGATAGCAGTGATCAATTTACATTTAATTACAGCAGTAATTACAGCATTATATCAAATGAAAAATTATTAGGATATTGGAGAGGTATCTACAAATATCTCTATGACACAGACAAACCACACACTAACCCATGGGAGATGCTAGGATATTCAGAAAAACCAAATCACTGGGAAACCACATATGGTCCAGGACCATACACATCAGGTAATGAGTTATTATGGAATGATCTTTCAGTGGGATATGATGCTAATTTAAAAACAACAATTTTAAAATATAAAAGAACCGGGTTATTAAATTATCTTCCGGTGGATGACAGCGGCAATCTTAGATCACCGATAGATGTTGGTATAATAAAACAATACGAAAACTTAGGACTTCAAAACAAATGGAAGTTTGGAGATTATGCGTCAGCTGAAACTGCATGGAGAAGAAGTAGTCATTATCCTTTTGCAATAATGAAGCTGTTAGCATTAACTAAACCTGCCAAATTTTTTGGATATTTTGTAGACAACAGCAGATTAGGAAAAAACCTAGCAGGCAATCTTATCAATATTGATACAGGTCTAGCACCTACGTTAGCATCTGCAACATTCTATTTAGAAACTTCTAATCTTACTTCAGGATACAACAGAACTGCAGGATATCAACCATTCATTGTCAACTATCTAATTAAAAATGGTTTAGATCCGGCTGTGTATTTCTATGATAAATTAAAAAATTTAAATGTCCAATTATCATACAAATTGGGAGGATTTACAGACAAAGACAATATAAAAGTGTTAACAGACAGCGTTAGTCCCGGATCCACAGTAGGGTCTCAATTTATTCCAGAAGAAAATTACAAACTCCTATTTAGATCTAGCAACCCAATAGAGACGTTTGAATATTCGGGGGTATTAGTTGAACTCAACAGTGCCACAACCAATGATAATAGTACACTCGAAGGTGGATACAAAGTAGTTGGATACAATACCTATAGACCATACTTCCGTGTGTTTTCTCCTGTAAAAAACAATAATGCATACAGCATTGAAGCAGGTAATTCTAAAGCAGTGATCTATAAAGATTGGTCATCAAAAGAAACTATAGTAACCTACGGTACTGTATTTAAAACTGTACAAAGTGTTATAGACTTTTTAATTGGATATGGAAAATATTTAGAAGATCGAGGATTTACATTTGATAAATTCAGCAACGAATTACAAGAAGTTCAAAATTGGGAGATGTCTGCTAAAGAGTTTTTATATTGGACTCGTCAAGGCTGGGCTCCCGGGTCGGCAATTACATTATCCCCGGGGTCTAGTGGGTTTGTATTAGAAACAACAGATTCTATTATCAGTAGGTTTCAAAATTTACTTGGACAATATTCTATATTAGATGCAAACGGAAAACCGATAGAATCAACATATATTTCAACAAAACGAATTGGAAACAAATTTGCTCTTAATGTTAAAAATACTAACGCTGGCATTTACAATGTATCAATGAATGCTATACAGAAAGAACACTTGATTATTTTTGATAATGTCACTGTATTCTCCGACATAATCTATCAATTAACAACTGGATTCCGCAGACAGAGATTAAAACTAGTTGGATGGAAAACAGGTGATTGGAACGGGGATTATTATTCTCCAGGATTTGTTTTTGATGAAGCTAAAGTGAATAGATGGACTGCTAATACTGATTATAATATCGGAAATACAGTAGAGTATGGCAATTATTTTTATGTTGCTAAAATGAATCACAATTCGGGCCCTGTATTTGATATTGAAAAATGGACTAAAAAATCTAATAAGCCTGCGGCTCGTTTGATCCCAAATTTTGACTATAAAATTTCTCAATTCAATGATTTTTATTCATTAGAGACCAACAACTTTGATGCAACACAGCAACAATTAGCACAACATCTAATTGGATATCAGTCTAGATCGTATCTAGATAATTTATTTCAAAATGATATTTCACAATACAAATTCTATCAAGGGTTTATCAGAGAAAAAGGCACTCTCAATGCTATTCAAAAATTAGTCAAAGCCAAATTCTATGGAGAAAATATCAATCTAAACACCTACTCAGAGTGGATGATTAAAGTGGGAGAGTTTGGTAATGTAGATAGCTCTAAAACTATACAAATAATAATGTCAGACGAAGAATTTACAAACAACAATAACAGTATTGAGATACTAAATGATGGAAACTCAAAAAAAGAATACAGTCGATCCTCAATAGTGTATCGAGATAATTTATTTTCAAAACCTTTAGAGTACACAGCCGAATCAACATTTAAAAAATATGACTATACACAACCGGGCTATGATCGAGATGTTGTCCAAATTTACAAGACTGCGGGGTATGCTAGACTGTTTGATGTACAACACACAGCATTAAACATACAGGATATAGTAAATCTTGATGTAACACAGATTAATAACAGTGATTTAATTTGGATAGCAAAAAAATCTAACACAGATTGGGACGTTCAACGAATTACGTACAAAGGTGTAACACTAACATCTTATGAACCAATCAATGACGGAACTCAAGTAGTGTTTACATTTAATAATATTCATGAATTAATTGTAGGACAGTACATTGCAATAGTTAACAGTCAATACACAGATTTAAACAGAGTATATCGGGTTGACAGTATACCAACTACAACTTCTATTGTGGTTAACGGGACAGGACTTCCTCCTGTTAATTCAAATTTATTGGCAGACGAGTCCACAGTAATTACATACGGAAATCTTTATACTTTCGTTAGTGTAAGAATGTCAGCATTAAACAAAACAACTTCTATTTTAACATACGACCAATATAAAGTTGCAAATGAAGTTACTAATATTCCTGGAGATAAAATTTTTGTTGATAATCCGGGATCGTTATGGAAAATTTACGAAAAAACAGATCCTTACAATCTTATAAGATTAGGCAGTCCGGATTTTGATTATAATCAAGAGTTTGGGCACCAAGCCGTTTCTACTGAAGACGGAAGATTTTTAATAGTATCTGCCCCTGGAAACAGAGCAGATGCATCTTCGGGTGTTTCTGCTAGTTCACAAGGGGTAATATATTTCTTTATGAGGACAGAAATAGGAACTGCATATAATCTAATAAAATCATTCACAATGAATGATAGTACTCCAGGTACCGGACGATTGGGAGAAAGTTTATCAATCAGCACTGATGAAAATTTTGTAATTGCCGGAGCACCTTATGCTCACGTAGCTTCTGATGGTAGCACTAGAGTTAATAATTCTGGAATAATTCATTTGTATCTTTGGAGTACATCTGTTAGGGCATACGAACCATTCATTACAATCACAGCACCTGAGGTAGACATTACAGAAGATTTAAATTATGGATGGTCTCACGTGTTAGCAGAACCAACGATTAAAAGTACTTTAGAAACTCCTCAAAAATATCTACTGGTATCTGCTCCCGGATATAACAACGATACAGGAATTGTCTACATATACAATTATAATCCAGTAGGTGACAGTACATATGCCGCATGGACACAAATTAGCACAATATCTAGTTATGAACCAGGAGAAGGCAAACGATTTGGTCATAAAATGTCCATTAATGACAACGGCGACATTGTTGCAATATCTTCACTAAGTCCTGGTGATGCTGGAAAAGTAGAAATTTTTGTAAGAAGTGATACAGTCGGTAGCGATAGTAGCACTATACCTAGCTTTACTCATGTACAAACACTAAAAGGTATTGCATCTGAAGACAGCACACTGAATACTAGTTTTGGTAAAACTATCTCAATGAGCAACGATGGTAGAATACTAGTGATTGGTGCTCCGGGAGTAGACACAGGATTCCAAGATGATGCAGGCGCAATTTACATTTATAAATGGGACACAAACGAAGATTCTACTCAATTATACACGCTGAACCAAACAATACTAGCACCAGATACTGATGTTAATATGCAGTTTGGATCCACTGTGCATATCAATAAAGGTGCAACAAGGATAGTGATTGGCGCACAATCATATGCCAATAGTAGAAACATATCATTTGATACCGGATTAACTTCGTTTGATCTAAATGATACGCACATTGTAGATTTGAATACTGGCTCGGGCGGTGTGTTTACAGCAACCAAATATAATGACGACTTCTTATTAGACGGAAGATTGGTTTCAACCCATACCTCAGCTAATGACAATTTTGGTAAAGGGATATTTGTTGTTAATGATACAGTGTTTGTGGGATCGCCAGGTGACGACACAAAAACATCTGATATTTCTACAAGAGAGAATGACGGTATGGTTGGTGTGTATGATTTAAAAACTGCTGGATCATACTCTTGGAAAGTAGTAGCACAAGAAACACCATTAATAGATAACAGACTCATTGAATCTGCATTTATTTTTAATAGAGCAGAACAAAAAATTATAGGATATCTAGACTATTTTGATCCAATCAAGGGCAGAATACTAGGTATTGCTGATAGAGAAATTAATTACAAAACAGAATGGGATCCAGCGGCGTATGATGTGGGAACTTCTGCAGTCACAACACAATCAGGACAATCTTGGGGAGAAGAACACATTGGAGAAGTATGGTGGGATCTGTCTTCTGCTAGATGGTTATGGTATGAACAAAGCGACCAAGAGTACAAAATTAAAAATTGGGGAAGACTGTTTCCGGGCAGTACTATTGATGTGTATGAATGGAGTGAATCAACTCTAACGCCTTCTCAATGGTTCAGCAATGCTGATACCACACAAGGATTAACAAGAAGAATTTCAGGTGCACCGAAATATTTTGACAATACTGTATATTCTGTAAGACAGAAATATAACTCACGATTAGATTCATTTGTAAATTACTATTATTATTGGGTAAAAAATTCTGTATTCCTACCCGATACAGGTAAGAGTGTGGTAACTAGAAAAAACACCACAGCATTTATTTCTAATATTATTACAAACCCCATTGTATCAGGCATACGTTATTTCACAGTAACTGATGTAAACAAACTGATTACATTCAATATTAAAGATGATTTAAACAACGGCAATACTGTTTTGAATGTTACATATCGAGACAACATTAAAGACGGCAACGTACATTATGTATGGAAACTGCTCAGAGAGGGTGATAAAGATGATAGACCGAATGTTCAAATTGAAAGCAAATGGTGGGATAGTTTAACAGGAACAGATATAGCAGGAAACGAAGTACCTGATATCACAGTGCCTATATCACAAAGATATGGAACTAGCATCAGACCAAGACAGAGCTGGTACACAAATAGATTCGATGCTCTAAAAGAGATTATTGATTATTCTAACTCTGTATTAATAAAATATCAATTGGCAAGTAGTATTAGATATGACAATCTAAATGCTTCAGAGCTAGAGCCAACCTTTGTATCTGGCGAATGGGATGAAGCAGTTGATACCTACGCTGATTTAACCTATATTAACACACGAGATATCAGTGGCACTCGTAATGTGTTGGTCCATAGCGACGAGCAAGTTAGTAATAACTTCTGGGCAATATATCAGTGGAACGGTGTTGAGTGGTCTAGAATTAGAGTGCAAACTTATAAAACCAACGCCTACTATGAGACAACAGATTGGTATGATGCTTCTTTTAACAGTAATAGAATAATTGCCAAACAAATTCAATATCAATATCAATTAGAGTTAACACCAGTTAATTTGAACGAATATGTTAAAGTGTTAATATCAGATACCGGCGGTTGGAAAATCTTTGAAAAAATATCAAATGGTTTTGAGAACGTTGCTTCACAAAACGGTGCGATCAAATTGAAATCATCATTGTACAATTATGGTTTAGGAAACATCGGATATGCCGGAACAGATTCTTTCGATAACAATTTCTTTGACCGAGAACCTCATTTAGAATTAAGAAACATAATGAAGGCATTGAGAGATGATCTGTTCATTAATGAGTTGGCAATAGAGTACAATAATATTTTCTTTATAGGTATTAGAAAAGTGTTAGAACAATTAACATATACAGACTGGTTGTCAAAAACATCATTTATAAGTGTGTCTAATCAATTAAGAGAGTTAGACCAAAGAAAGAGCTATAGAGCTAACACTGAAAACTATGTGGAAGAATACATCAATGAAGTAAAACCTTTCCATACAAAAGTTCGAGAATATCGTTTAGGATACACTAGTACAGACACAGAAGATGGGATCTATACCGATTTTGATTTACCTGCTGTGTATGATAGAACACAGATTAGAAATGTCGATTTAGATACAGATGCAAATATTTTAAGCACATATCCCCATCGTTTTTGGAGAGACCATCACAAAAAATATGTAAACAGTATCGATGTAGTGTATGGAGGTAGTGGGTATACAACTGCTCCCACAGTCACTCTCGTAGGTGGCACAACAAAGAGTGTAGGGCCATTCACAGTGCTTGGATACAGCACACAAGGTAGCACTAGTGGGTCATATGGATATTTCTATCCATTATACACCGCTGAAGTTGATAGTAATGTGGCAGATAGTCAAGCCGGGGGATCAAATACTAGTGAGGTTTTTAAGTTTTCAGAATTTCCAAGCATCACTTTTTATATGCCAACTACAGGAAAAAATACAGCCAAAGTGGATAGACCTTCAAATTATGATGTGTACACCACAACAGATGTTGACCAAGCGACTGCTCGAGCAGTTATTAGAGAAGGATCAGTAGTAAGAATTAGCTTATTAACCACCGGTTCTAATTACACAGCAACACCAAGAGTGGTACTTACAGGCGGGGGAGATAACGGTGTAACGCCATTAGATACTGCTAGAGCCTATGCTCTTCTTAAAAATGATCTTGTGCGAGACATCAACACCACTATTAAATTTGACAGAGTTCAATCCACTGCTACAGTGTTAATTTGGACAGCTAAAACTGCTTATGCTTATAATGATTTGATAAGATACAACGACACATTCTATAAAGTAATCAGCAGTTATGTTAGTACTACTAACTTTGATGAAGGATTGACTAATCTAATAAGATTAAGAGGAGACGAACCATACATCACAGCCGCTGAGAGAACTCTAGGATTATATACTCCAACAGTAGGCATGCCTGGCAATGAGTTGTCACATGTGATGACCGGAGTAGACTATGGCGGAGTAACAGTTACTGGATTGGCATTTAATAACAGTCAAGGTTGGGACGCTTCTCCTTGGTATGATTTACCCTGGGATGGGTACGGATTAAGCAGAGTTAAAGTGTTTTATGGTGATGGATCAACTACTAACTTTATTTTTGACTTTGCCCCTACATCGTTGGATGTATACACAGTATACTTTACAGATATAAGCGGATCGTTGGCATCAAAACCACTAGCAACTGCTAATGTTAATAGAACAAGACAAATATCTCAGGTAATTCGTGGAGACGGATCGACTACTGCATTTATTATTGTAGGTGATGCTAATAATCCCGCCCCGGCAGATACATTAATTGAATTAATTCCTTTTGAGTCTGACGGAGTTTCTATACCAACTGATGAAAAAACACTAGACAGTTTGATCAGTGGAGGATTATTTAAATCAGCATTGGGTATTGCTTCTAGTGATATTATTTTAGAGGGGGATACTTTCTTAACGCCTGATACTAGTTATTCTCCAGAAGAAAATCTACCAGGCAGTATTTTTGATACTGTAGATATTAAAGTGTACCAAACGCCAGTATCAGGTGTGCCATATATTACAATTAGAAATTATAAAGCAGATGGAGCAACTGCTACGTACAGCTTAAGAAAAAGTACAAGCCAGGTGGGAACAACTATAGGAACATTGGCATCGATTATAGTTTCTATAGATGGAGAAACTCAACGATTAACTGATGATAACACAACCAATTACACAGTTAATGTTGCTGACCAGACAATAACGTTTACAAATACCCCACTAATTAACTCTGTTATATCTATTAAGACATTTAAGATTTCTGGTACAAACTATATGATTTCGAACGTATTAATAGGTGATGGGTCAACAGTTTATTTTAACACTGATGCACGAGAAACATATCAATTTGATAGCTCGTTGTCTCAGATATTTGTTACAATTAATGGAGTACCCACAACAGCATTTACTGAAACTATTGAAAGCAGAACTATTAACCTTACTTTTAATACTCCTCCGCCTGCAGACTCAAGAATTCAAGTATCTTCATACAACCAAACACCTGGAACCAAAGCAGTTACAGAAATTAGATCTGAACAAATCACATATGATGGGTCAACAGTGGTATATCCATTGACTTACCCAGCTGGTGCAATTGGCCCGTATTCCAGTTTTACCCTGTTAGAACACAATGGAAAAATATTGCGTGGTCCTGATAACACATATTATACTGGTGATGGATCAACAGCAGTGTTCTCATTTTTAGGATATGCTGGATCTGTTGAGGATGATAGCACACTGTCAGGCTATAGAGATGTTCTATTTGGAGAAACTAAAAATATTAACAATGCTCCAACTACATTGGATTCATGGACTAAAGACACATATAACAGTGTTTGGTATAT